CCGGCCTCACGGATCGCCCCGGCCAGGTCGATGACCTTCTCCTTGACCTCGGCGGCCTTGTCGGCGGAGGACTGGAGCACGCTCACGAGGATGCCGACACCGGCGGCGGCGGCCATGCCAGCGACCGCACCCATCGGGCCGAAGCCGGAGAGCGCGTTCGCCAGGGTCTCCTGGATCGCGTCGGACACGTCCTCGAAGTCACCGGTGAAGGACGCGGCGGCCTCGCGGGAGGTGGACTTGGCCTCGTCCCTGAACTCGTCGGCAGCGCCCTCGGCGCGCTTGAAGCCGCGCTTGACGTCGTCGCCGACCTTGTCGCCGGTGGACTTGGCGTCCTTCTTCGTCTCGTCGAAGGCGTCGCGGAACGTGCGTTCCATCTTCTCGCCGGCGTCCTGGGCGTCCTTCGCCCCGTCGCCCAGCCCGTCGCCGATCCTCTTCCCGGCCTTGTCGGCGTCCTTCGCGACGTCGTCGAGGGAGTCGGAGACCCTGTCCAACGCCCCCTCGACGTCCTTGGTCCCGCCGAGGAACTTGGAGACATCGGAGATGAAGTCGATCCTGATCCCGGCCACGGGTCACCTCTTCCCTTCGGCGGCGGCGTAGTAGGACCTCACGATCAGCTGGACCCACAGCGAGACCATGCGGGGTGCGACCTCGGCGAACGCGAGGTACACCACCCGGCCCTGCGGGGTACGGCGCGGCAGGTGCACCATGGTGCGCCGCTCCACGACGTGATAGCCGGGCTTGGTGCGGTTGCGGCGCTCGTACCGCGAGTACGCCATCCGGTTCGCGCCGAACTCCCACCCGGCGTAGTCCCGGCGCGGGACCACCCGCTTGCCGTCGCCCACCCCGCGGGCGGACTGCGCAGCCATCGCCTGCGGCGGGTTCCCGGCCGCGATCCGCACCCCGGACCCGAGGACCCGGTCGGACAGGCCACGCTCACCGGCCAGGCTGGCCTTGACCTGGGACCGCCAGACCGGGTTCATCTTCTCCCGGGTGGCGGCGTTGATGCGCTTCTTCAGCTCCCGGTCCGCGGCCTTCATCGCCAGGACCGCGGCCTGAAGCTCGCGGGCGTCTCCGACCTTCAGCACTCAGACCACCATGCCCACGGCAGGCTCATCGAAGAGCGGCATGACGGCGGTGGCGGTGGCGAGCTGGTTGGTCACCCCGCCGACCTGACCGGGGACGATCATCACGTCCGCCCGCAGGGACTTGCCGCCCACCACGGGGGTGAAGACGACCTCCTTGGTCTCGGCGACGTGCTCCAGGAGGTACATCGTCAGGGAGCCGTCCGTGAGGTCCTGAAGGTAGGAGATGGTCACCGTCCACTTCACGCCGATGAGGTATGGGGTGGCGGTCCGGGACCCGATAGCCTCGGTCCACCCCCACTGGACCTGTGGAGTGAAGAGCGCCTGGGAGATGGCGGCGGTGAAGTCGTCGGCTGCGATCGTCAGGACCGCGTTCTTCAGCACGTAGGGCTGCACTCCTCCACCTCCTCGCTACTGGGGTCCTGCCGCCCGAGGGAAAGACACGCCCGGGCGGCAGGAGTCAGGGTCAGGGCGTCGGGTCGGTGAAGACCGGCTTGGTGGACACCAGGGTGACGGTCGCAGTAGTCAGGTCCGCACCGGCGGTGCCACCGATGGTCCCGGGGGACATCACGAGAGTGGCGGCGATGGTGGGGCCGGCGGCCTTCGGGGTGAAGACCACCGCCTTGGACACCCCGTCATTGGCCAGCAGGTAGCGCAGCAGGCCGGTGGCGGACAGGTCCTGGACGAAGCCGATGGTGCAGCTCCACTCGGCGCTGGACTGGTCCCTGTGGGCCACGCCGTCGATCGTGCGGACCGTTGAGGTGGCGGTGGACGGGGTGAACTCCACCTGGGTGACCGCCGCGGTGTAGTCGTCCGCGTCGATGGTGAGGGTGGCGTTCTTCAGGCTGTACGGGTTGGTGAGCGGCACAGCGGCCATGTCAGTCTCCAATCGTCGCCACGGCCGTGACCGTGATGTTGTATCCGTGAGTGGTGTCATTCAGGACACCCCGCTGGCACTCGGACCAGTCGGCCCAGCCCAGTGGAGCGAGAGCGGCAAGGACGTCGTCCAGGCCCTCGTCGAGCGCGGCGTCCGCCCTGTCGGGGTCCTCGGGCGGCACGACCACCCACACCTCCAGCCCGACCTGGACATGGTCCTTGCCCCAGTCGGGGCGGCGGGTGAAGGACTGCTGCCACACCCCGATGGTGGGGCGGGTGACGCCGTCGAGGACGCCCTTGGACCCGGTGACCCGGTAGGCGGGCAGCGCGGCCGCCAGTGCCTCGCGGAGCTCGGTACGTGCACTCATCCGACCCGTGGCCTCCCCTTCGGACGTAGCAGCAGCTTCACGGTCCAGTCCATCGGGAACACCTGGACCGACTGCCCGTCGATGCCGATCTGGTCACCGGACCCGGCCATCGTCGAGCGGTACAGTGCGCGGGCCTGGAGGACCTGGGCGTGGAGGTAGTTGTCCGGGGCGATGCCCTCCACCTCGGTGTCCACCCCATCCACAGGAATGGTGATGGTGACCTGTGGGGCGTAGGCGTCGCACTGGGCGGCGGCGGAGGCGAGCAAGGCTCCCAGCTCGTCCGGGTCCAGATCGGCGGCGCCGGGCCAGTACCGTGCCACCTGTCCCACCTGACCCGATGTCAGCCATCCTGCGGTCATCCCTGCTCACCTCCTCCCGTCATCCGTCGTCAGGATCAGATGCCGTCGTCCACGAGGACGAGCCCGGAGGCGTCGTGCACGTTGGTGACGTAGTAGCCGAACGCGGCGTGGTCCACACCGCCGTTGACGAGATCGAGCGCATCCACCCGGATCGGGGTGCCGCCGCCCAGCTCGTGAACGGTCACCGCCGGCCTGGTGCCCACGAGGACCTGACCGGCCGGGACATCCGCCCACGGCATGAGCTTGAACTGGGTGAAGATGTCACCCTCCTCGAGGCCGAGCGCCGCCGAGAGCAACGGGAGCACGTCGTCGTTGCGGGTGAGCAGCATGTCCCGGTACAGGGCGGAGTTGACCAGCGCGAAGGTGGGCGCCTCGTTGGTGTTCGAGATGACCTCCAGCGCACCATCGACGACCATCGCCCAGCCGCGTCCCACACCCGCGGGAACGTTGCCAACGGGCGTGGCCGCGCCAGCAGCGGTCAGGATGTCGGCGAACACCGCGTCATCCGACACCTTCGCGTAGGACTCGTTCACGGCGCGGAAGTAGGCGTCGAAGAACTCCTGCTCACCGAAGTCCGCGAAGATGCGGTCGATGTCGTGACCGACGGCCAGACGCTCGGCAGCCAGCTCCACCTCCTCGGTCGCGATCGTCGCGGACGGGACCGCGGACTTGTTGCCGGGGTACGGGGCGACCGCGGGCTTGGTGGTCCAGCGCCAGCCGGTCAGCTTGCGGGTCCGCAGCTCCGCATGGTTGAACAGCGGGATGACACGCCGGCGGTAGGCGCGGCCCGACCACAGCTCGCCGAGGTACTCCGGCTGTGCGCCCACGATGTTGGTGGTCGTCACGTCCGCGAGCGCGGCCAACAGGCTCTGCTTCCCGCCGTTGCGGAACGCCGCGGCCAGCGAGGCGTAGATGGTCGAAGCGCCAGCCCTGTGGATCGGCTGGACCTTCCGGGCAGCCAGCGAACCCGCAGGCACGCTCGCGGTCAGGGTTTCGGGCACGGTGGCCTCCTTCTTGCTCTCCGGGGCAGCCTCCGCTGCCTCAACCGTCTCGGCTGGCGCCGGATCGGCTTCCTCCTCCGCGGGTGCGGATTCGTAGGTGACCTCCTCGTGGACCGACTCGGTCACGGTCTCGACGGTCCCTCCATCGTTGACCGACTGCACCACGGTGGCGTCAGTCGTCACGGTGACCGCTTCGGCTTCGACCGGCGCGGCCTCAGTGGTGTCAGGCATGCTGCCCTCCTCCTCCTCATCGCCCGCGACAATCGCGGGAGTCTCATCCGGGGTATCCCTCGCGTAGATCGCGGCGGACGGGAAGGCGCCGGCCTCGCACACGGCACCGCCGAACAGCCGTCCAGCCACGGCCCTGCCGGCGCGGATCACAACGTCGGCGATCTCGGCCGACAGTGAGCGTCTCGTGCCGTCCTCCACGCGCGCCAGAACCTCGTCGCCCTCGGGAGTGTCTGCCACCCTGAACGTGGCAACGATGCCCCTGCTGGTCTCGTGGACAGACACCGCGCGGCCCACCGGCTGCTCACGGTCGTGCTCCACATCGAGGCCGATCACGCTCGGGTCGCGCGGGATGCTGATCGCCCCCGCGTCGATCGTCAGCCGGCCCAGATTCGTGCGGCCCTCCTCGCCATACGGCAGCAGGAGTCCAGTGACCGTGCGCTCGTCGCGGTTCGCGACGAGCGTGCCCGCCAGGATCGAGACGTCAGTCACCGCCGGCAACCTCCACGCGCTTCCGGGGCGTCCGCCTCGGAGCCTCGACGGACTCAACCTCGGCACCGTCAAGGTCCACGAGCAGCTCCGTGGCCAGGACGCGGATCGCCACCACAGGCACGCCGCTCCGCCACTCGATCGCCAGCCCGTCCGCCTCCACCAGCGACGTGACATCCCGGCCGTTCAGTCGCACAGTCGTGCCGCGCGGCGTCCTCTGGATACGAACACTCGTCACGTCAGTCCTCCCTCGTCGGGCCGGTCTTGGAGTGTGCTGGGGTCAGCCAGTCGGACATATCGAACGCGATCCGCTGCCCGCGTGGCGTCACGTCGTCCATCGACAGGCGCGCCTCGATCGGTCCCGCCCAGTATGTGATCGTGTAGTCCGCGAACTCGTTGCGCTTGCCCTCCGTCGTCGAATACGTCAGCGACGCCTCCGACGGCGAGCCCTCCAGCAGTGCGGCCGGGATGTGCAGATAGTTCGCGAAGTCCAGCCGGGAGGCGTTCCGGCCCGCGATGAACAGGTCCGGGGCAACCTCGCCGTGGATACGAGCATCGATCGTCGCCGGTGTGTACCCCGTCGCACCGCCAGACTGACGCGCCGACTCCCACGAGTCGATCAGGTCGCTGATCTCAGCGTCATCAAGTTCCATCGTCGGGTCCGTGTTGTGCAACTCCACCAGCGGGACTGGCGATGTCACGCGCGCGGACCACGCGCGTGACATGGCCCGGGACGCGCGGATGTCCTGCGCCGCGATCTCCAGCAGTCCGTCCTGCGGACCCTCGAACAGGATGATCTGGTCGCTGTTCACTGAGGCACCGTTCACCAGCACCTGGAGGTCCGGGGTGATCTGCCACCACTCCGGCGGCACCCTCACCCCGTCCACGATCTGCCCTCGCGTCCCCCGCTCCACCGCCCATAGCGACACGCCCGCGAAGATCAGGTCATCCACCGTCCACAACATGCGCTGCGTCGGCGGTACCCGCGTGTCCGTCCGGTACAGCCACGGCGGGTTGCCCACTCGCTCATCGCCTCGCAGCGTCACCAGCGGCATCCTCGACAGCGTGCCCGCGATCAGCGCCCGGCCCTTCACGATCGCAGGGACACGCATGGCGTCTGCACGCGAGACGGCAAGCGCCTCGGTGTCCCCGATGATGTCCTGGATCGCCCACGAGGTCAGTGAACCCGTAGTCCAGGGGGACCTGATCGAACTGCGCCCCGCCGAGGAGGTCGAGGCTGCCACGTCGGCCGCGAACCTGAACACGTCGAATAGACCCACGCCGAGCCCCCCTCCTGCCGCTAGGCGACTGAACTACGGATGCGAACGGGCTGACGGTCTGGCATGAGGTCGTACTGCCACAGCGCGAACGACGCGGCGACGGCCGGCATGATCTCGCCCTTGCCCGGCCGGTGGCCGAACGCGCGCGCGTCACGCCCCATCGGGCGCCACGAGACCGACTCCACGGCCACGTTCAGGTCCGGCTGGTTGTAGTGCTCCACGTTGCCGTCATGCACCTCACGGGCCAGCAGCAGCGCAGCGCCACCAACGTGCTTCATGGGCAACGGCACCACCTTGACACCCGGCCGCTTGCGTCGTAGCTCCTGGGCAATCGTGACGTTGCCGCCGATCTCGTCGAAGACCACTGGGGCGTTCGCCTCCCGTGCCACGCGGTGGATGAACGCCGACGCCCACGAGACACCCGGACGGAATGCGAGCAGCTCGAAGCACGCCTTTCCGTCGGCGTTGCGCCACGCCTCGACGACGGCCGTGGCGGTCTGTTCCTTGTTCGAGTCAAACGCGATGACCGATCGCACCGGACGATCCTCCGGGAAGTCCTCACTACCAACCGCCATCCATGCCGCCACGTCCAACGCTCCCGTCGCAGCATCCACGGGCCACGCACACAGGTACTCGCGCGAGAACCACGCCGCGCCCATCTTGTGGTAGCGCTTCTCCAGCACGCGCATGGGCGTCAGTACCGTCCCATCCGGCTTGAGCGACGACGGACCTGGGTGGACACGGCGCCACACCTCGCGATCCTCCGGGTCCTCGTCGTCGCGCATCGAGTAGTCCAGGATGCCGACCTCGTCCAACCACCCGTCCTCATCGGGCTGAGGGTCGCGCGCTTCCTGCAATAGATCCCAGAACATGCCCGACCGGACCTTGCCTGGCGTGCCCGCCACCACGAGTTGCGCGAGCGGGCCGCGAGTGTCCTGCAATGGCCTGACCGCGTTCAGGAACTCCAGCGACTTCTCGCCGACGTGCTCGCCACCTTCGTCGATCACGATGTCATCCGCGGCGGCGGAGCGGACCGCGCCGGCGTCGGGAGGCACAACCATAATCGACGAGCCGTTCGGGAAGTCGATGCGCTCACGGCCGCCATTGCGGTACAGCACCGCCTTGTCCGGATGCTGCTGCGCCTCGCGCGAGTAGACGGCGTGGCCGTTCGCCACGAGCATGTTCGCGTGCTCCAGGAGAATCTTGGATGCCACCGTGCCCGACTGCGCGGTAGTTACGCACTTGTAGTTGTCCCGCGTTGCCGCACGCCCGATCAGCACCGACCAGATAGACGTCGTCTTCGTCGCACGGCGTGGCATCTGGATCACCACGTCCTGATAGAGAGCACCACCTTCCCCATCCCGCGCCTCCAGCAGTCGCGCCACGCGCTCGCCCTGCTCGAACAGCGGCAGTCCCAGCATCACCGCACCACGGTGCGCCACGCTGATATCCACATCGTCGGGCACCACACTCGCGTACGTCGGCTCCGCAGCCATTCTCAGGCCCCCGCAACCTCTACACGCACAAACAGGCCA